GTGTTGCAGAAACTTGCGTTCGGTCCCCAGATGAAACTAGAAATAGCTAATCATACGCGGAACCCCTCCAAACCAGGAATGGGCCTAGCCCAGGATTACCAGGCGGGTGAGGTGTTCAACGCGGTCCCGGACATGGAACAAGCTTCTGACTCGGACATATCGGGTTTTGATTGGAATCAGAACAAATGGATGTTTAATCTGGCCATTAGGGCTCACCTTTATAGGTGTGGAGCCTCAGAGGATTCAATGTACGCCAACTTGTGCTACAATTTGATACACCTCCTGGCCAATTCTGTTTACCTAACGTCTGATGGAAAACTTCTAGTACTAGAGGAAGAAGGAGTGATGAACAGCGGTGCCGCCGTGACCTCATGGTTGAATTCTTTAATTCGAGCTATGCTCGGTGTCCTCGTGGGACACCTATGGATTTTGACTATGGGAGATGACGCCGTTCATGATTGGATACCCGATGCGAAAGCGCGGTATGAGAGGCTAGGTGTTAGAGTGAAGAACTTTGACCGTTGCCCTCCTGATCACATCAACTTCTGCTCCCACCAAATTTTCGCTGACAAAGCAATTCCTACCGGCGTATTTAAATCGATGATGAACATTCTCTCGAAACCATACGATAGAGGCGAGTTGGCTGATTATGTGATTTTGGTGCGACACCACCCCGAGAAACACATGCTTCTGGACATCCTGGTCACCTGTGGCTGGGCCAACCCAGAAGACGTGGAGGAGTTGAGGTACTAATATTGGGGCGCCGGTAGGGCCCCATGAGAAAATCCAGAAAGACAGCGCGCGCGGGCAAACCACGACGCCGCAAAAGAGTTGCTAGAAAACGCACCAGAAAATCCAGATCAGCCCGGGCTGGGTTGAGCGAATATCAACGGCTAGTACTGAACCCTTGTTCAGGATCGCTTGTTAAAAGCCTCACGGGCGGCTCCACATTGGTGGAAAGAACCAGAACGAGTATTACACTCAAAGAAGGTTCCGCCGAGAGCTCTGTGAATGGCTATATGATATGGTTCCCCAGCTACCATGGGGCTGGCTCCCAACAGCCTTTTGCGCCTACGAATTGGTATTATTTTGTTAATGCCTCTTCAGTGGCGCCACCGCTGAACACGGCAGCTGACCCTTTGGGCAGAGTAGCCGCTAACACCATTGGACGATGGTTGATCGACCCGGCTTTTGATAACCTCAAGGAGGATTCTATATTCTCTACGGGGAAAACAGTAGCCGCGTGTCTCACCATGGACTACCAGGGCACACTTAGCGACGCGAAGGG